GGTCGACTTCCAAAACCAACTTAAGAGATAAAGAGTAAATGAAGAAGTCATAAGACTCCTTCTTCATATACTCTATCTCTACTCCATTCAACCTACGGTATTAGCTTGCTAATACTCACGGATTGACTACCAATGACGCGATCCCTAAAGGGATTTCATACACATTGGAGAGATTTTCCTCGAAGTCACTGAACCTTCATTTATGAAGGTATATACTTAACCAGAGGTTAAGAGGGGGGATTGTTCCAAGCTGATTGATTGCTGTTTAAACTACGTTTACTGCTGTTTGACTCCAACCAAAGGTGGTCATCCTACTTAAACACAGCTTATTAGCTGTGGTTAAAAGCTGAAAGTCATGGCAAAAACCCCCTTGCATTATACCTACGGGGTTTAAGCATCTGGTTTTGGGGTGATACCCCAACCAACTCATGATACATATAATCCCCACGATCTGTATTGCTGGCCCCTTTTTTAAACGTGGCTTATCAACTGAGTTATCAACGCGCTACCACTATATACGGGTTAAGAGGCTGTCACTTAGTGACTTATAGGGTTCAATTAAAGTATATTGCTGACTTGACTTTGTAAGAAAAAAGTTGTAACTTCGCCAAAGCTCTTCAGCGATAAAGCTTCATAGATGTTTTAAACCTACGAGGCTGTCTTTAGGATTACTTAAGTAAGTAATAAAACAGTAACTACGGAGCGTCACTCAAACCAACTAAGTTGTAAAGGCGCAAAAACTGTATTATCGTATCTTTGATCCTATGAAAGCCAAGAAGCGCAATTATAAGAAGGAATACAACAAGTTCCAGAAGTCTGGTAAACAAAAAAAGCGCCGTGCTTTAAGAAATAAGCTACGTAGGCTGTTCGCTAAGAAGGGTAAGGTTAAAAAAGGTGATGGTAAAGACGTACACCATAAGAACGGAAAGGCGAGAGTAATGACAGCCTCCCAGAACAGGGGTATTAGAGAAGCATCACGACTAAAAGGATCTAAAAGAGATGTCTAGATTAAAATATAGAGTGGGAAACGAGAGGGATCGCGAAGCAGCCGCTGATTTAGCTGGTGGGGATCTCGAAGGAAAGGACTTTCGACAGTATAAAAGAGCTCAGAACAAGCAGGATCGTGTCAATAGACGTGCTAAGCGTAAAGCTGATCGCCGTGGAGACCAGATTAGAGACGGATACGAGGGATATAAGCAATATAACGCTCAAGAACAGAATGCTGACCGCTATTTTGACGAGTTAGGCAAGAAAAGAACCCGAAACATAGCTGCTGGAACTGCTTTAGCGGTAGGAACAGTGGCTACGGCAGGTGCATTGGGTGCATTTGCTGGTGCTGGTGCGGTAGGAACTGGCGCAGGGGCTGTAGCGGGAGGAGGAGCAGCAGCAGGTGGTGTTGGCACTACGGCGGCAGCTACAGCAGCAACTACAGCAGCAACCACGGCTGGCACTACGGCAGCAACCACGGCAGGGACGACAGCGTTGAGCACGGGTGCAAAGATCTTACAGGGAGCTCAGAAGGTAAAGAAGGTGGTAGACACGGTTAAGCCTATAGTAGATGTGGGTATAGACATATATAAAGCCCTAAAACCAGAACCAATAGCACTACCTGAAGTGCCTATGCAGGACAACTCTCAGCTTAGCTATGGGTTTGATCCAAATGTTGGGGGTGCGGTGAACTCTGGAGGCCCTCAGTACCAACAGCCTCAGGGTATGTACTACTCCAATAGCTATTATCCTGGATAAAAAAATATAGTTATATTTGCGATATGATGGTAAGAAAATCTAAGTCTGGTGGTTGTGGCTGCGGAAAGCCTAAATGTGCAGGATGCAACAGTTACAGATATGGCGGTATGGTAAAAAAGTACGCTGTAGGAGGTCCAGTTGAGGGGGATCCAAGAAAAGAGGCTTTGGCGGCTATCGCAAGCATGGTTGCAGCAGATAACGCAGCCCAAGAGTCAGGATCAATGCCTTCTCAAGGAAGTGAAAAATCTACGGATGTGGCTATGCCAGGACTGGCTTCTGCCTTGAGAGCTATTGAGGGCTATGAGATGCCGTCAGAAGAATCCCCACGAGGTGAAAACATGATGCCTGTGAGACGAAGAGGACCTCAACCAGTCAGGCAAGACCTAGCCAGAATGCTTATGGGAGGGGGAAGAGAAGAACAGCCTAGAGAGGAGTCTTCTTCACAGCCGATTATGTTTGAGCCTACCACGTCTAACGTAAGGGCCTACACCAGAAAAGACTCTAAGAACCCAGATGCTGGATACAGAACACTGGGTGGTGAGAAGGATGCTTTTGCTCAAGGGTTTAGACAAGACGGAAAAGACATGTATGCTACACCAAAGGTGTTTGAGCTCATGAAAGAGGCAGGAGTAAATGCTAGAGATCCATATGCAATGGAGTTCATGAAAGAACTAGCACGAAAAAACCCCGAACTATTTACCAGGAATCAAAATCGCGGTGCGATCAATTCAATGGTAATGTCCGAGGTTTATAAAGACCCTACTCAAAGAGGGTTCTTCTTACAAGCTGATCAGCCTGTAATTAAAGCTTCTTTTTAATAGCGTCTAGCTTAGCTTGTTGTCGGGCAATCATGCCTTCCACAATGTGGTTCTCAAATAATTGAGCCTGGCTTTTGACGACATCGCCAGTTGGACGGGGCGCTGTATCGAGGATGCAGATTGCAGACACAGCGAAAAAGATTGCTACCAGTGTAGCGGGGATAAAGAATGAATTGTTCATAGCAAATAACTGTTTTAAATTGTTTCGTAAATTCGGTTTGCTGATCTCAAGGTAAGACAAACTTTTCGATCTCACAAATTTTTTTTCTAACTTTGCTATATTCAATCATAGATTGAAGAAATATTATCACAATCCTCGAATTAAAAGAATCAACCCGTCTTGGGTGGCTCAGAAAAATGAAATTAAGCAAAAACCTTACGTTAAAGGAGGTGGTGAAATCAAACACCGCGACCCGAAAGGGGATAGACAACACCCCTGACCAGTGGGCCATTCACAACCTACAGGCTGTAGCAGACCATATCTTTCAACCTATACGTGATCACTTTGGTGTACCCATCGGTGTTACCTCTGGATTTAGATCAAAGGCGCTGAACAAAGCGATTGGAGGAAGTAAATACTCTCAGCATATGATCGGGGAAGCTATTGATATAGACGCCGATATGTATGGGAAGGTTAACAACTCAGAGATATTCGACTTCATTAAGAAGAACCTGGAATGGGACCAAATGATCTGGGAGTTCGGTGATGACGAGAACCCTGCCTGGATACATGTGTCATTCAAAGAGGGCGGAAACAACAGGAAGCAGATCAAGCGAGCCTACCGAGATGAAAAGGGAGTGTACTACAAGGTGTTGTAAAAACGCTGCACCGCTAGCCTTCCTTTCTGTGACATCGCATAACGAACTCTGTAGTTATATTTTGTCTCATCACGAAACAAGTGATCCTCGGCTGTCGAGGAAGGCGTGAGTCTATCGAAGTGCTTGTATATATACCCCATAGATACTAGTGGGTATATCATCCTGTCAGCTAAATTCTTTTTGTTCATTCCGTACTCGCTAGCCACCCAGGATATCGTGAAGAACTCAAGATCATATATGAACAGCATAAAGTACAGGTAGCTTTTGGTCAGATCGCTTCCGTCCAAGAACATGTCCGTAGCACTCCTTATGTTCTTTAAGAAGTTTTGTTTTACATACTTTTCTGGAAGCATGGAAACATCTCTAAACAATCTCGTTTTTCTAACTGTTGACCTAGGCATGTAAAATGTGTCGTATATTTGACTCAAACAAATTTACATCATGAACCCTAAAGACACCCTCTTCTTTGCCGAAATGTACTCTCTCGTCAAAAAGATGGAGGAGACGATTGATGAGTTCGAAATGAAAGACCGAACCCTTGCCTCTATAGTTGTTGGAGTCATAGACTTTGACGCCGTTGAGGAGGACGATGACAGCGCAGAGATGAAAACAATGTATAGCTTCAACCTTGAGAACAGGGAAGAGTTAGAAACATTAAAGCAGGTTATGGATACCGCTTATTCGGATGACGACTCATTAGACAATCTTCTTGGTGGACTGGGTATATCCCTGAACTAATGGAAGGACTTATTAGAAAAATTGTTATCGGGCCAAACCCGAAAGAAGGTATGGCCTATTACGTAGGTATGAGGGCAGGAAACGGACTTGTCTCTGCTATCATTTTAGACGACGAGCTATTATTCAAGAAATCAATAAAAAGGTATCTTGTGTATATAGAGCGCGACGGATCTACAATGCTATGGAAAAGCGTGGAAGAGATGCCATGCATAGTTGAATTTGATTTAAATTTTTAATATGAAGAGTCTAAATAACTTTATTGTTTATCTCGAAAAGAAGTTTGAAGACGAGATAGAAACAGAAGGTGGCCTAAAGCTTTATATAGACACCAAATTTGAACCATTTAAAAACAGAGTAAATGAAGGAGAAGTTGTTGCTGTTCCTGCGAAACACGAAACAGGCGTTGAGAAAGGGGACACCCTTTACTTTCATCATCTCGTTGTTATGGCTGATGCTCAGCCTCTTCCTGTTGACGATAATCATTTTGTTGTTCATTATCATCCTGACCATGCCATTAGCTCTCAAGCTTTTGCTTACAAGTCTAAAAGGACTGGTAAAATCTCTGCTCTCTCTTCCTGGTCAATTCTCAGTCATGTTGAGCAAAAGCCCGAAGCTTCTTCAAGTGGCATACAAATTGTTAAACTCAAGGAACCTCAAGTTAAAACAGCTAAAGTCGCTTTTGAAAATAAAAAGCTAAAAGACTTAGGCGTGAAGAAAGGAGACGTAGTTGGAGTAAGGAAAGACTCTGACTACTCCTTCAAGATCGACGGAGACACCTTCTACAGAACGAGACTAGACGATATATACTATGTCGAAGCCTAAATTCACGACTATATCGGCTGCGAAAAGGCTAATGCACAGCATGGAGGTCGCTATCGACAATATGATCGAAGAGGTAAAAAAGCCTGTCGATCCTGAGGCGGGAGGTTCTGCGCGTAAGGCTGAGCTCCAATCCATAAAGCAGACTGCCGTTGACTGTAAAGAGCTTTTGGTGGAGCGCCAGAGACTAGAGCAAATGGTTAAAGAACTAAGTAACAATGGAGAAATTGAACAAACAAAAGACTACTCAGGAGGATTTGCAGAAAGATTCTCTAAATGAAGCTAGTGGGCTAATATACTGGGAGGATTACATCTTTGACCAAACCAGCACAACCAAACAAATAGTTAACTACAAGCCCTTATAGCTCAACTGGATAGAGCAACAGCCTTCTAAGCTGTAGGTTCTAGGTTCGATTCCTAGTGAGGGTACAATAAAATCAAACAAGATGCCAGACTTAATTTGCGAAAAATGTAAAGCAGAGAGATCTGTAAGAAGCCTTACCATGAAATTTAAGGGCGGTAGCGTTTACTACCCTGAAGGGCAGTGTGAATGCGGTGAACAAATGGAGATTAAAAACCCTAAAGAAGGTGTACCTTCGTTGGGCAGAATGAACTCACACGGTCAGAGCTATTAATGTCCGTTTTAACAGATATAAAGGGTTATGAAACTAAAGGGATTAAGATCGACCCTAACGTTACAGAAGGAGAAGTTGTCGAGCTCCACGGGCTACTCGTGGTCCTTCCAAAGAAACCGCTCAAATCGAAAATCCTCTTCCATGACCAGCCAAAGAAGCTGCAAATGTGGAAACGCGCACCTATGCCAGAGGAAATGCAAAGGATACGCAGCATGGATGAGTGGTTCGAAAAACCTGCCGAGTTTCGGAACAAGTTTCGTTCTTACATCGAACAAGAGTTTCAGCGTAGGCGCGACGGTTTATGGTTTTACAATAATGGGGAACCTACGTATATTACAGGGAGACACTATATGTTTCTACAATGGTCTAAAATTGATGTCGGATATCCATCATACCTCTCTTTCCAAAAAGACATCTTTACGCACATGGCTGCTTGTGAAGTTGACCCTCGTTGTTTCGGTCAGCTTTATACTAAGTGTCGTCGTTCTGGCTACACTAACATATGCTCTGCTGTCTTGGTGGATGAAGCTAGTCAAGTTAAAGAGAAGCTTCTTGGCATACAGTCGAAAACTGGTAAAGACTCGCAGGAGAACATTTTCATGAAGAAGGTGGTTGCGATCTTTCGCAGCTATCCATTCTTTTTCAAACCCATCCAGGACGGTACTACAAACCCCCGCATGGAGTTGGCATTCCGTGAACCGTCGAAGCGTATAACCAAAAACAATAAAACATCCCATAGGGGTGATGCTCTTAATACGGTTATCAACTGGAAGAACACCACTAATAACGCTTATGACGGGGAAAAGCTTCACATGCTATATCTTGACGAAGCTGGTAAGTGGGAGAAGCCCACTGACATCAGAGAGGCTTGGAGGATAGAAAGAACCTGTTTAATAGTCGGTAAGAGGATTGTTGGGAAGGCCCTTGTAGGGTCTACCGTTAACCCAATGAGTAAAGGCGGTAGCGAATACAGAGAGCTTTGGAAAGACTCAAAGCCTACTGAAAGAAACAACAACGGACGAACGAGATCTGGACTATACAGAATATTCATCCCAGCCTATGATGCTCTTGAAGGTTTTTTCGACGTATACGGCAATTCCATTGTTGATGATCCTCCCCAAAACATACAAGGTATAGACGGGGATCCTATCGAAGAAGGCAGCAAACGATACCTTAAGAATGATCGCCAGTCATTTAAAGACGACCCTTCCGAGCTAAACGAAATAGTACGTCAATTCCCCTTTACTGAGGACGAGGCGTTTAGAGATAGCATTCAGGGAAGTCTTTTTAATTTGGGTAAGATTTACCAACAGATAGAATACAACGACGACTTGTTTCCTAATCCTGTAGTAAAAGGCAACTTTGTATGGGTTAAAAAAGATGAGGAGGTGGCTTTTTCTCCTGACCCAAACGGCAGGTTTAGGGTTTCCTGGATGCCTAAAAACAAGAACGTAAAGAAAGAAGAAGGAGGCAAGAAGGTTGCCCCAAACGGACATATAGGTTGCGGCGGTGTTGACTCCTACGACTTGGATTCAACAGTTGACGGCAGAGGATCTAAGGGCGCTTTACACATGTACAACAAGTTCAACATGGAAGGCCCTGCCAATATGTTCGTTGCGGAATATGCCTCCCGTCCAGATTTAGCCAGTATATTTTACGAAGACGTTTTAATGTGCGCTTTCTTTTACGGGTATCCTTTACTTGTAGAGAACAATAAGTACGGTATCGTAAGGTACTTTGAATCAAGAGGTTACGACGGATACTTAATGGATCGCCCCGACTTCCTGAAAACTCCTGGTTCATCCAAAAACGTTAGAACCAAAGGCATACCATCTAACTCCCAGGATGTAATACAGTCTCACGCTCAGGCAATTGAGGCTTACATACATAACCACGTAGGCATCAAGCCAGAGTCCGACGAGTTCGGAAACATGTACTTTAATAAGACCCTAGAAGATTGGATTGGCTACAAGATAGACAACAGGACTAAGTTTGACCTTACTATAAGTTCTGGTCTAGCCCTTTTAGCCGCTCAAAAAGTTAAGCAAGAAAAGAAGCAATCTAGTTTCACAAACAAGCAGTTTATAAGGACTTTCAAGCCTAAAGTGTGGCACTCCTAGTTTTACTATATTTGCATTGAGTTATAAGAACTCGACTCATTGCAAATGAACATCAACAACAAAAAATCAGGCTTTCCTAATCCGCTTAGCCCTCCAGAAGAAAAAGGAGGAAAGAAGTACGGGCTAGGATACGCTAAGGCTATATATCAGCAGTGGGGTAAAATGGATCAAGACGGGTCCACCTACAAGAACAGGAACCGAACTTTCGAAAAGAACAGAAAGTACGCTAACGGAACCCAAGACACAGCCATATACAGGTCTTTGCTTACGTCTCTTGATCCTAACAACGGCGATGGAAGTATGTTGAACCTGGACTTTACCCCAGTCCCAATTCTTCCAAAGTTTGTCCGCATTGTAGTAAATAAGATTCTTTCTTTGTCTCCTTACCCAAACCTGGAGGCAATCGACCCTTTATCTACCTCGGAGAAGGACTTAGAGAAAAAGAAGATTGAGTTTGCCGTAAAGTCTAAGGCTGCTCTTCAGGGTATCAAAAGCAAACTGGGAGTTGAAGTGGCTGGCGATCCCGAAGCGATTCCAGAAACCCTTGAGGAGGCTGAAATATTTATGGGCACCAACGTTAAGGCTTCTTCTGAAATTGCCGCCCAGATAGCTACCAACCTGACTCTGGAGTGGAACGACTTTAATGATTCTATTTTCAGAAGGTGTGTAAACGATATGACCATACTTGGTATGGCTGTTGTGAAAAGAACTAACGACCCTAGCTACGGGATTAAAACCGAATACGTTGATCCGTCTAACTTTATTCACAGCTACACAGAAGACCCTTCTTTCGGGGACATGACTTATGCTGGTCATGTAAAAACAATGCCTATCGCTGAGCTTAAAAGACTTGCTGGGAATGAGTTAACCGAAGAGGACTACAAGAAGGTGGCTAGCTCTGGTCAGAAGAACAATACATCTGGGATGTATAATAAAACTTCAAACAGACCTGGCATGGACATGGAGGAGCATACTGTAAAGGTGCTTGAATTTGAGTTTCTATCGGTAGACTCAACCTATTACGAGTCAAAAGAAAACAAGTACGGAAACGTAGGGTTTTACGACAAAGGGGACAACTATAGTCAACCACAAAACTCTGTTTTCAATAGGGACTCCGTGCGACTAGATAACACATGTGTTTACGGTGGATACTACATCCTTGGTTGTGATATGGTCTTTGGGTATGGCAAGAAAACCAACATACCGAAAAACATCCACGACATAACAAAGGCATCCCTGTCTTATTCTGTTTGCGCTACAAACATGATGGACATGATGCCTAAGTCTATGGTGGACAGCTGCATCGGGTTCGCCGATCAACTTCAGCTTACTCACTTAAAGATTCAACAGGCTGTAGCGAAGGCAAAGCCAGACGGTATCATCATTGATATTGAGGGGCTGGAAAACGTACAGCTAGGAAAGGGTGGAGAGCTTCAGCCGCTTGAGCTGCACGACATATACGAGCAGACGGGTGTGTTCTACTATAGAAGCAAGAACCCAGAAGGAGGCTTTCAAAATCCCCCTATTCGGGAGATCGGCAACAGCATTCGTAATATCAACGAGCTAACTGGTTTATATAACCACTACCTCAGGATGATCCGAGACTCCACAGGAATCAACGAGGTTATGGACGCCTCTTCACCTAAGGGTGACGCCCTTGTAGGCGTCAGGCAACAAGCTCTTGCCGCTGCAAACAACGCTATATATGACATCACGAATTCCTCTATGGTTTTGTACAAGAAGGTTTGTAGCGATGTGGTAAAGTGCTTGCAGGTTATTCATCCAGATTCTATTCTCTATTCTATGTATGAGAATGCTGTCGGTAAGGAGAACATGAAAGTTTTGTCTTCCTTCAGGAACCTGTCGATGTTTAATTTCGGCGTCAAGGTTGTGAAGGAGATGGAGGAAAACGAAAGGCAGTTCTTGGAGCAGAACATACAGATAGCCTTGTCTCAAAAAGAGATAGACCTTGAGGACGCCCTTGCTATACGACAGCTTAGGGACGTAAACCAGGCTGAAAGGCTTTTAATCGTTAGAAGAAAGAAGCGAATGGCTAGCAACCAGCAGATGGCCCAACAGAACTCTCAGCAGCAAGCTCAGGTTCAGCAGCAATCAGCACAGGCTGCTTCTCAGGCTAGACAGCAAGAAATGCAAATGGAGGCCCAGCTAAAATCCCAAGAGATGCAGCTTAAGGCTCAGCTAGAGGCTCAACTAGAAGAGGTAAAACACGGGTTCAGGAAGGAGATCGAAATCATTAAAGCTAAGGCAACCCTTGGGTTTAAAGAAACTGACGACAACTTTAAAGAAAAGCTTGAAGTCCTTAAAGAGGATCGAAAAGACGATAGAGTTAAGAAGCAGTCTGCTGAGCAGAGTAAGCTTATTGCTCAAAGACAGGGGGATGAAACACCACAAATAATCAACGAATAAGATGGCTACAAAAATAAACTTAGATACATCTGAAAGGGTTGACATCACTTGCAGGAAAGGTGACACTTTTTCCTTGAGACTTAATATAACCAATGCTGACGATACTGTTGGTTTTACCGCTGGAGATGTTTTTTTGATGGAGGTAAGAAATTCCGACACGGGCACCCCAGTGGCTAACACCTCCGACCCTGTTGTGCAATTCGTGATGGAGGTAACGGCAGATTCTGACGACGTTACCGCAAAGTACATTGATCTCACCTTGGCCGCGACCACAATGAAGACGATGCCATCTGGACTCTATGCTTATGATGTCGAACAGAAGTCAGGAGCAGTTGTAACCACTTTAATCTACGGAACGGTAAGAGTTATTGAAGACGTGTCAGAAACAGCTTAAGATATTATTATGCCGATAAGTGTAGAACAACCAAAAAGCATAAAGATATCTAGTGAGAACGGAGATATCATTAAAGTATCTGTCGTAAAAGGAGGCACTGACACTAAGGTCGTAGTTTTAAATCAGGCTGCAAATAATAACATTTCTGTAGCTGGAGCTATTGGCGCTGGACCTGCTGGAGCAACTGGCGCTCAAGGGCCTACTGGCGCTCAAGGACCTCAAGGTCCTGCTGGGGCTGCTGGGGCTGCTGGGGCTGCTGGGGCTGCTGGGCTGACGGAGCTCAAGGCGCTCAGGGGCCTGCTGGAGCCGCTGGAGCTGATGGTGCTCAGGGACCTGCTGGTCCTGCTGGTGCTGATGGAGCCGCTGGAGCAGACGGAGCGGACGGAGGCCAATTGACTTTTACTCAGAACTATGTGGCAAACATGCCCACCGTTTCAGGGGTCGTGAAAACTTTTGGGAAATACAAAAACGGAGACACCATTCCCGCTAATGGAAAGACAGCTTCAGAACTTTTAGTTGATGCGTTTACGGACGCCATTAACCCAACCCCTAGCTTTAGCCTTTCTGGACCTGATTGGCAGCACCCTTCAAGCGCATCTTCTGTAACTGTATCTTCTATAAACTTTGGCATCGCCAACCAAGGCGCTACGGGAACCGCTGTACTTGAGTACCAACTTGCTAATACTCAGTCAACCCCTACTGGATCATGGACAACGGTTCAATCGTACACATCCTCTGAGGTTACTTTTGGGGCCTCGAATCTCTCAAAGGTCTATAGCACTGGAGAGGCCTGGGCTAGCAACAACGTATTCCATTTTCGACTTAGGGTAACGGACAGCACCAGCGGTACAACTGAACAGACAGCAAACGAATTCACAACAGCCAATAGTTTTGACTCGCCTCTTATTAGCGACAAGCAAATAACTAGGAGCAATTCAACCATTTCTGCTGCAACAGGCACAACCTCTACAACCAGGGAGTATGGTGATGTTCAGTCTACTCTTCGTTATGACGTGAGAAGGGATGAGCTTTATGATCCGCTAATTGACTCTGTTGTTCAATTTGAAGTAGGAAGCAATTACAGGGAGATAACAACTCCAGACTCTACTACGGATCTCAGCTCTTTAGGAAATGGTTCCACTGAGAATAATATCTCGCTCGCTATAAACACGGATTCAATTACTGTTGCTACAGACGGATCTACTGATTTAACGGCGGAGGCCACACCCCATAGATATAGAGTTGTTGTTGACAGCACTTACGGGTCTGACACCTCTAGTGACTTTTCTAACATAAACTACTACTACTCTTATCAGGTGTGTTTCGACACAACAGCATTGACTACTGGATCTTCCCAGAACGCCGTTCAAACTGTTTATGCAGCGTTTGGTGGTGACGACAGCGGCAACAATGAAAGAGAGATAAAAACAGGGTCTTATCCTTCAAGCATAGGGAATACGAATACATACACTATTCAAACGAGCAATAAGTTTATGTATATATTCTACCCAGGTAATAATCACATATCTACAATGAACTTGGACGGTGTATCTCCCACTCTTGGGGCTTTCAATGATCTTGGTACCTATACGCTTGAAAACAGGTATGGAGTTTCCAGTACTTATACCGTTTACAGAAGTGATTCTACAAACGCACTGAATAACCAATTCCTAAGCATTTCATAAACTCATGCCAGTACAACTAGGAAGGGCGGGCGAATACGGCCATAACAACTCAGCAAAAGCTTTTGTTGATTCTAACTTCGTTAGAGGCGGTGTCAGGGTGGTTGCTAACGACGCTGGTTTAACTGGTCTTACGTCTGTAAGCGATCAGCTCAAGGAGTACGTTACTATAGTCTACCACCAGGGTGACTCTAAGTTTTACCTCTTAGTGGATGAGAACAACATTGCTACAAAAGCCACAGGGTGGACAGACCTAGCAACCATTATTGGTGGTGGTTTGCAAAACATAGTAGAAGACTTATCTCCTCAGCTAGGGGCTAACCTTCAAACAAACAATTTCAATATTGAGCTTAGCGAAAGCGACAAAATTGAATTTAACGACTCTGTGGAGATGTCCTCTACAGGGTCTGTGTTTAAGATAGAGGCTACAACAGATCAAACGATAAAGTTTACTCCATCCCCAGNATCTACTGGAAAGATAAATCTAGACGGTCTTGTACAGTTTAAGCAGTTCGATCACACTGCCGATGCCCCTACAGCTTTCGAGGGGGGTATGTATGCGGACGATGCTGATAACCTGTACTTCGGGGTGACCTAATAAATACGTTGTATATTTGTTGAAATATTTAGAAAATAAAAAAATAGCATATCATGGCAACATGGAAAAAAGTATTAGTTGAGGGTGCCGTCGCCATCAATGACTTATCAGACGCATCAGTATCATCTGCATCGTCAGCTCAAATTTTAGTTCATGACGGCGTAGACTCCTTTGACAACGTATCCGTTAGTGGTGATGTTACGATTGCAACCACTGGTGCGGTTACTATTGGGGCCGACAAGGTTGTTACGGCAAAGATCCTTGACTCAAACGTCACCCTCGCTAAGATTGCAGATATTGCCGCCGCTACCGTTCTCGGTAACGCAACGGCTAGTGCCGCAGCACCTACAGCTCTCACCATTGACGCTAACCTTTCTAGTGTTTCTGCGAATGATGACACACTTGCTTCCGCCAAGGCCATTAAGAGCTACGTGGACAGCGAAATTGCGACAGTGACAGCGGCTGGTTTTGCTCTCGACGTTTCTGGAGATTCAGGGGCCGCTCAAGAAATCTTAAACTCAGAGACGCTTAATTTAGCGGGAACGGCTAATCAGATTTCTACGACCACAGGTACTAATAGCGTTGTGTTTAGCACTCCTGCTGCGTTTATCGCTCCAGGTAGTATTGCCTCAACATCTACAATTACTGCGGCTACTGGCTTGACCGTTACTACGGGTGGCGCGGACATCACTGGTAATACAACTATAGCTGGTAATCTCACTGTAACTGGAACTACCACTTCCGTTCAGACTGAAACACTTGTTGTCGAAGATAAAAACGTTGTTCTTGCAAACCCAGACAGCGCCTATGCCACTAACGACACAGGGGCAGGCCTAGCGAATGATGGTGCTAATGGCGGTGGTTTGACGCTTACGTCCCATCATGGCTCAAGCGAAACTATGTTTGCTGCACTCAACTGGAGCAAAACAGGTCAAAACCTTACTGGTTGGACATTAAGAGATACTGCTGATTACTCTACAGCAACCGATGTTGCCCAGACTGATTTTGAAATTTCCATTATGGATTTCAACCTCACTTCGGCTGATGCACCAACAGGTGATGCTGCGGGAGTAGGATCTTTCTTCTTTGCTCAATCAGCATCTAACGCAGATGGCGCACTCTACGTGAGAGTTCAGTAATGGGAATTCTTGGCAAGGGCAGAGATGTCGGTGGGGTGACCACTGACACCCTGACCCAGCAGGAGCTTACGTTTATTTTAAAGTGCCTTCACGATAGCACTTTTGAAGGAAAAGACGTACTTTTGTTGGCAGACGTAGTAAATAAACTTCAGAATCAACTGAAGGCTAAATAATTTCAAACCTTAATTCAATTCAAATGAAATTAGAAATCAACGAAGTTTACTTCCTAAACGAAGTAGTAAAAGCGGCTAGCATCAAGGCCGTAGATGCCCCAACGGTAGCTAACCTTATGACTAAACTGGATGAAGAATTTACTAGACTTCAAGGCATTCAGGAAAAAGAAGAAACAAAGCTTAAAAAGTCTTAAGCTAAAAAATGGCGACCTGGAAAAAAATATTAACGTCTGGCTCTGTAACTGCTGGCGATATAAACTCTGAGAGTTCTAGCGACGGATACGTTTTAGCTTCGGATGGGGCTGGAGGTGCTGCTTGGGAGGCGGCTTCGGGGTCTAGTGATTACAATGTTTTTGCTGATGTCAATGCAAGAAACGGTGTAGCCTCCTCAAGTCGAAAAGAAGGTTATCTAGCGTACACTAAAAGCAACAATGAGCTTCGTGTTTACACGTCTGCGGACATGGGCGACACTCCTTGGCAAACAGGATCTAACTGGCTTTTAATTCCTCACAATACGGATGAGTACGGGGTTGTAACTCCTGCTACTTTGACTGCGGCAGACGACGATAAGTATTTTTTTCAGCTTTATAATCCAGACACTGATACGTACAAGAAGCTTTCTCAGAACGATTTCTTTGGGTGGTTCACAACCGCCTTCGCTCAGGTCTTAATAGACCAAGGCTTAGGAACCGTTGATACATATTCGGCAGCTGGATCAAACATCTTGGGAGACTTTAATGGTGACGGCGTAGTCACTACGGCTGACCTACTGTTGTTTCTTGGGAATTTTGGGATTGGAGCCCCCTTTACTATAGACTGGACAGCAGACTTTCAAAGCGATGGGAGTCCCGTTGACTTCACTGGGGCGAGCGACGCACTCAGCTTTAAAACGATTACGTTTGAGTCTAGCGATCTTACTAACGGCCTTACATCTACTGGGATTAACAACGGTTTTAACGACGCTAATGATTATTTAACCCTGTCGGATGGAACTAACTTTACTCTGCTTTCTAATTTTTTAGGTACTGGTCAAATCCCTGACGTCGCCGAAGCCACGATTAAGCTAAACGTAAATAAAACCGTTCCTAATTATTCAGAAATAATGCCACGGATTAAGGTTGAGTTTTTCAACAACAATACTTTGCAGGCTTCTGGCGTACATTACTTTCCACAGCAGCTTAACGAGGATCCAACGGCAGGGTCGTGGGAGTATTCGGCAACAGAAAGCCTTATTCCCTTTTTGACCGCTTTCTATCCAGCTTCGTACGACGAGATAAGGCTCACCATAGAAGCTCAGAGTTTTGGGGGAACTGAGTTCATAAACCTTAAAACGGGAACTAAAATTAATTTTGTAGCAAACAACTAATTATGGGGAAGGTAATAATTAGCAAAACAAACAACCTGGTAACCGTACAGACCACTAATAGGTTTGTTAATTACGAAACAGGAGTTCTTCAGGCGGCAGCAGGAACTAGCGGGGGTAGGATTATTTTGACCGACACAGACACCAACAGGAAGGTGTTGAATAATTTTGACATCACTCAACTTGTTGATTCTTCCGATGCAGTTTTTGGCACCACCGTTAGCGCTGCTGTTACAGCTGTAAACGCTGTTGTAAACGCAGCTCCAGACACTCTAATTAAGAGTACAGATAAAGTGACAGCCTTGGATGGGGTTTCAGCTTCTGACTTTACTGGAAAATCTGGATATGCTGTAATCGTTGACGGGACTGATTTAAATCTTTCTACTAGCGGAAAGCTGTTGTTCAACAACCACGACCACCTAAAGCTAGGCGCTGATCTAGACTTGTCCATAAAAAAGATATACACCACAGCAACGAACGGTAATATAGTGTTGGAGCCTAATGGGACAGGGGACGTAAAACTAGGTAACTACACTTTGGATGCCGATCAGTCTGTGGGTTCGGGTCAAGACAACTACGTACTGACATACGACCACTCTTCCGCTAAGATAAGTTTAGAGGCCGCAGGCGGAGGGGTCACTATAAACAACAACGCCGACAACAGCCTTATTACAGGCTCTGGAACTGCCAGCACGTTAGAGGGTGAGGCTAACCTGACATACGACGGAACCAATTTGGCTGTTGCTTCGGGTGGCATTCAAGTTGATAATAACGAGTCTTTTATTGCTAAAAACACGGGCGGCAGTCCTAGAGTATTAGCTAAAGCAGATGCCAACAATGTTGCTGTATTTAACGGGGGGTTTACCCAGACACTTATTGGCGGGTCAAGCGGAATCGAACTAAATGGGCCAGTCACGGCAAATGAGTTTATTCAAGAGCATAGCTCTGGTATCAGTTCTGCTGGCGATTATGGAGCTGGAGCCGATATTACTTTTCTTGGGAGCTCTGGAACCTCTGTTGTTGCTGGAAAGATATATTACCACAACGGGACAACTTGGGCTCTTTATTCAACAGCTGTAGCAGCTTCTCAAATTTCCCTTTTAGGTATGGCAGTAGGAAGCACAATGAGTTCAGGATTCATCTTGAGGGGGTTTGTTCGCCCGTCATTGGTAAGTGCTCAACTCACAGCGGGTCAAACGGTGTTTTCTTCTTCTTCGAATGGCTCGGGTCAAGTAACTTCTACCGCACCAACTACGGGCTATCAAAGAATACTTGGACACGCAGTCAGCACTAGCGTTATTTATTTTAACCCTTCTGTCGAGCATATTGAATTAGCGTAATGGCATGCCAGATATTGAAAAGTACAGCGGAATAGACATGGCTGATATTGAAAAAATAAGCGGTGTTGATATAGCAACCAGCAGTGGTGGTGGTACAACTACAACCACACCGACGGCTTCAATCTCCTTCGGTTTTGGGCAGGGTTCAGTCATAATTAGTAATCACTCTAGCTATACAAATCCTAATTATTCAGTATCCGTGTCAATTGGCGGTACGGAAATCGTTGCTGATGCAGATGTAAATCACGCTATGG